AGGAACTCCCACCCGGTCCCGTAGGCCGTGCCCACCACCGTCGCGCCTTCGTGGTTGGTGTTGGTGCGCAGGTAGTAGGTGAGCGTCCAGCTGCTATCGATCGCATTGCCGAGGTTGTCGCGGCCCGCAACGTCCCGCCAGCGGATCGTGTCGCCGGCCCTGATCTGCGCGGGGATGTTCACGGCCTCACCACTGCGTTGCGAACGAAGGCGCTCTGCCCTTGCCCGATTTTAGCCGTGGCTTGTCAGCTCCATCAGCTGCCTTCTGCAGCCTTGTTTCCAGCTGATCCCAGATCGTTCTGCGGTCGTATCGCTGATACAGCCGATGTACCGCTGCATACGCATAGACCAGACAATCCAGCGCCTCATTACGCGCGCTTGGTTTCTTCACCCACTCCCTCACGGGGAAACCCTTCACGTACCGCAGCGCCTGCTTCTCGGCCGTCAGCTGCTCGAAATAGTCGCCGCCTGTATGCGCATGGAAGTGCAGATAGCCCGGCCCGCGTTCGTTGTGCTTCAGCCGCCCGAACAGCGTGGTTTTGATCGTGTCGCCGCCCACCGGGAACACCTGCGCGCCGCGCTTCAGCGTCCGGCCCTGCGCGTTGATGTCCACCTTGCTCGCCTTGCCCAGCGGCGCCTTGCCACGCTGGCTCTGGCCCTTGATCGCGATCACGCCCACTGCCTGCCGTTCCCGCGCGTACTGGTACACCTCAGCCGTCGCGTGGCCGCCCGAGTCGATCGCCACCACGTCGGCCCGCACTTTCGCGCCGCTTGCGTGTTCCCATTCGTGCAGCACCAGCACGTCCAGCTGCTTCCACACCTCCGGCCGGCACGGGTCGCCGAAGATCTCCTGGTGGTCCACCAGCCAGCCCTCCTCCTCGCGGCCCCACGCCCACACGCTCACCGCCAGCCGGTCACCCGCTGAGCCGCCGCCGCCCTGCACGTCCACGCCGATCGTCACCGCCAGCGCACCCTCAGGCAGCTGCCCCGACTGGTAGGCCTCGCACCGCTCCAGTAGCGCATCCGCGCTCACCTTGCTGGCAAAGTCCTCCTCCCACGTCTCGGCCAGCCGCGTGTTCACGAAGCTCTTCAGCATCGGCGCGTCGGTCTTCGCCCGCAGGAAGTCGTCCACCATGTCCGCCCAGCTCAGCCAGCCCAGCGGGCTGTAGAGCCCCGACAGCTGGAAGCCCGCGGTTTTCCCATCGCTCGGTGCCGTCGCGCGCCACTCGCCCTTGCGCAGCATCGCCGGCTTGTGGATCTCGGCGAACCGCTCGTGGCACACCTCGCACTCGTAGGCCGCGGTGGCCGGGTCGTTCTTCTCCCACTTCAGCTGCGGCCACTTCAGCCACTGCATCGCCCCACAGCAGGGGCACGGCACATAGAACCGGCGCTGGTCGCTGCGCTCATATTCCGACTCGATCCGGCTGAAGTCCTTCACGGTCGGGGTGCTGGTCAGCAGGATCTTGCGCCGCGCAAAGGTGGTGGCCCGCTTTTCAGCCAGGCTCACCGGGTCGCCCTCGCCGTCCACGTCCAGCGGGAAGGCGTCCACCTCATCGCAGAAGATGTACCGGCACGGTGTCGAGCGCAGGCCGGTGGCCGAGTTCGCGCCCGTCAGCAGCATCATCCCGCCGGGAAACTCCTTCGAGAACATCGTGTTGCCCGAGTCCCTCGAGCGGCTCGGCGCGATCTTCTCAGCCAGGATCGGCGTCTCGGTGATGAGACTCTCGAGTCTCTGCTTGCTAAGCCTCTTGGCCATCTCCACGGTCGGCTGCACCAGCAGCATCGGCCCCGGCGCGTGCGCGATCACGTAGCCCAGCCAGTTGCTGCCGCTCTCGGTCTTGCCCGTCTGCGCCGCGAACATCATCACCACCCGCTGCACCGTGCTGGTGGTGCTCAAGCAGTCCATCGGCTCCCGCAGGTACGGCGTCCGGTTCGTGCGCCACGGCCCCGGCTCGGCGCTTGCCTTGCTGCTCAGCCGCCGATGCTTGTCTGCCCAGTCGCTCACCGTCAGCGGGGGTTCAGGGCGCAGCCCGTCCATGAACGCCGTGCGCCACACGCTCACGCGAACAGGTCCGATTGGCCGCCGTAGCCCTGCGCGTCTGCGATGCGCCGCTGTGACAGCTCGTGAAACTCGGGCTCGCGCTCAATGCCGATGAAGCGGTAGCCCTTCTGTGTCGCCACCACGCCGGTCGTGCCGCTACCCATGAACGGGTCCAGCACCACGCCGCCATCGGGTGGTGCGAGTAGATCCAGTGCGCGCTCGATCAGCTCAGTTGGCTTTTCTGCTTGGTGGCCTGTCTTGCGCGCTGTCGGCCCCCACTTGATCCGCCAAACGTCGTAGACGGAGCGGTTCACCGGCTTCCAGTCGGGCATTCGCGCCACCGCGAAGCACTCGTAGGAATGCCGCAGCATGTAGCCCATGCCCAGCTGCTCCTTGTCCCAAACGCCAACGCCACCAAATGCCAAAGGCGAACCACAGGCCGCGCGCTCGCACGCCATCGCGCCGCGCCAGTCGATGGTCATGAACGCCGCGCCGGTTGGCTTGAGCACTCGCGCCAGCTCGCCCCAAATCTGGCGCATCCACAGATCGAAGAACTGCCGCTCGTCTGGAATGGCTGCCACACGGCTCACTCTGCTGCTGCCGGTGCCTGTGTTCAGGTAAGGCGGATCCGTGATCACGGCATCGACGGAAGCGGCCTCCAGCGTGGCCAGCACTTCCAAGCAGTCGCCCAGTCGTAGATCGATCATTGGCTCAGTCTGACACCTGTGATTGCAGCGACAGCAGCGCATCACGGTGCTCATCGCTGAGCAGCTGGTGGATCACCGCCGGGTCGGTCTCGCCCGCCAGCTGGTGGCTCAGCCGGTCCGCCAGGTTGCTCAGCGCCTCGCGGATGCTGCGGCCCACCTGAAAGGCGTCCTTCTTCACCTCCTCGGCCGGCACCAGCTCGCGGCGCTGCTGCGCCACCTGCAGCTTGCTGAGCTCGGCCTGGTAATGCTCCCGCCGTGCCCGGCTCTCGTTCAGCTCGGGGATCGCATCGTCGGGCAGCGCCTCGATCGCGCGCTTCAGCTCCACCGGGGTGCGCGGTGCCGGCGCCTCGATCGGGTCCGCCACGCTCACCTTCGCGTTATGGGTCGCCTTGGTGTTCCGGTTCCACAGCTCGAGCGCCTGGTCGCGGTCCAGCCACCGCTTGCCGTCCTTCTCCACCACAGCGGCAGCAATGCGGGATTTGCTCGCCGCCGTTACGGTTCCCTTCGCGCAGCCCTTGATCGCCGCGAACTCGCTGAAGGTGACAAGCAAGCTGTTGCAGGCCCTTACGCCACTTGAATGGTAGTGAACTATTGAACTACTGAACGGGTGGGGCGCGCTATGGCCGTTTGTCTCACGCTGGGTCCCGTTTGAGACTGCTTTTTTCTGACGCTAGCTGGAGCGCGAGGTCGCGAAACACCCGCGGCCTGTGGGCCAGCAGGGACCCGTCGATGCCCATGGGCTCAGCCGCTCCCCAGCTTGCGCGCCACCTCGGCCCTGTAGGCCAGCCTGAGCTGAGCGGGCCACTCCCTTGCGAAGCCCTGCTCGAGCACCTGCCGCACGGGGAACTGGGGGCGCCTGACCTTGGGGTTGGGGTCGATGGTGAACACGCGCCGCAGCTGCTGCCCTCCTCGGCCTGCCTTGGTGAAGATCGCCTGCGTGCTGCTGCCCGGCTTCACCGGGGCCACGAAGTACGGGCGCCCGTCGCCGCCCTGGCGCGCAGAGCCCAGCACCTTGGCGTAGGCGCTGATGGTGTAGTTCCCCGAGGCGGTCCTGCGCAGGGGGCTGTTGCGGGCTGGCACCAGCACAGCACCAGCAGGCTGGCGCGCGATCTTCGTGGCCGAGAGGTCGGCGCCCTTGAGCTTCGGGGTGGTGCCCTTGACGATCGGCAGCAGGTAGCGCCCTGCCGCATTGCCGCGGCCCTGCTTGTCCTGCCTGAAGCCCACCTCGGCCTCGAGGGTGTCAGCGCGAGCGAAGCGCACGTAGGTGCCGTTGACGGTCCAGCGGGTGGGGTTGTCGATGTAGCGGGGGGTGGCCTCCCTCAGCGCGGCCTGAGCGGCCTTTGCGGCGCCCGTCATGGCGCGCGCTGCCATGTACCGGATGTTCTGGTCGGTGAGGAGGCGCACCCGCTTGTCGAGGCGCTCGAGCTCGGTGTCGAGGTTGAGGCTTGCCATGTCCCAAGAGTAAGGGCGCGAGCCCGGCAAGGCGATCGAAATGGCGTGAGGTGCGCTCTGCCCCACTGCCCCACCATGTCCTACCTGCCTACCCGCTCCTAAAGGGGTATATTTCCCCCCTCTACTCTATATTCTATAGAATCCTTTAGAAAGGTAGGGTAGTAGGGTAGATAGGGTAAAGCCCTGCAGCGCAACGATTTTGCCCTGCCCCACCACCTTCTCAAGGTAGGGCAATGCGGTAGATCCAGCGCCTCGAGCCGGCCTTCGCCTCCCGATGGCGCTCGTATCCCAGCTCTCTCAAGATGGACGCAACCTGCATCTGGTCGGCGCGGGTCTGCCGCTCGACGGGTTTGGAGATGGCATCGGTGAGCAGCTTCTCGGTGGTGATGGCATCCACGCCGCGGTAGGAATCGAGGTAGCTGCGGATGGTGTTCATCCACGGCGACTCCACGAGATAGGTCTCGTTCTCGATGTCCACCTGCGCTGAGAGTTCGCGGGTGAGGTGGTTCGGCTCGCCGGCCCTGTAGGCGGCAACGGCAGCGCTCCAGATGGCATCACGCTCCAGCAGGAGCTCATCGACGGGGATCTGGGTCTGCACGGCCACAGGGATCACCCAGAAGCGCCTGTTGCCTGTGTCGTCCACCAGGAAGCCGCTGTCGCGGTTGGTGGAGCCCACGATCACGCAGCGGCGTGGGAACGACTCGGTGGAGCGGCCATAGGGCACCCGGAAGGTATCGGTCTGCTGGGTGAGGAACGCCTTCACCTGGCCGGCGTGCTTGCGGCCGGTGATGTGATCGAGCTCAGCCCACTCCATGATCCAGGAGCGGTGGAGCACCATCAGGTCGTCCTTCGAGCTGATGTCACGCAGCGCATCGTTGAACCAGAGGCCGCCGAGGTTGCGCCAGAAGGTGGACTTGCCGCAGCCCTGAGGCCCCATCAGCACGCAGGCCGAGTCGTGCTTGCTGCCGGGCTCGAAGATGCGCCGAACGGCTGCGATGAGGGTGGCCTTCAGCATGGCGTCGTAGAGGGTGCCGGGCTGATCGTGGGGCCTGAGGTAGCAGGTCGAGAGGTAGTCGATGGAGGTGGGCGGGACGTGCTCGGCGACGTGCTCGAGGTATTCGCGCACGGGGTCGTAGGGGGTCTCCATGGCGACGTGAACCAGCGCATCAGCGGCGAGGTCCTTTGTGACCTTGATGCCCATTTCGGCGAACTGGAGGTAGTAGAGCTCGAGCTTCTCGATGGGCTTGGCATCGAGCTCGATGGCCTGGGTGAAGATGTTCCAGCGGAGGCGGGAGCCCAGCTGCTGGCGCATCAGCTTGATGAGCTCCTGAGCGTCGAGCTTGACGGCCTTCTCGGCCTGCACCTCGGGGGGCTGGGGCTGCGCCTTGGGAGCGGCCGGGGCGGCCTTGGGCGGGGTGCTGTTGACGGTGCGCCGCGGTGGATCGGCGAGGTGGAACA